TATGTGATGAAGTCTTCTAGGTATAAAAATTTTCAGTTGACTCTAGGATTGACAAAAATGAGTTTTCCCATGATCAACAGAATATTGAAAATAGGGATACCCACTGGTTTTCAATATATTTTTGAAGTTAGTGCCTTTGGATCTGCAGCAATTATGATGGGTTGGATAGGCGTAAACGCCCTTGCAGGACATCAAATAGCTTTAAACTTAGCTTCGATCAGTTACATGATGGCTGCTGGATTAAGCACTGCTGGGATGATCCGTGTAAGTAATCAGATTGGTAAGAATAATTTCAAAGCAATGCGAGAAGCAGGTATGGTAGTGTTTGCCATGGTGCTGATTTTTATGGCCGTTACGGCAGTTATTTTTATTGCTGGCAGAAACTTCCTGCCTACTTTCTATATAGATGATCCTGAGGTTATAGCTACTTCAGCTACTTTGTTAATCATAGCTGGAATGTTTCAATTATCGGATGGTGTACAGGTTGCGGGCTTAGGTGTTCTCCGAGGTATGGAGGATGTGAAATTTCCCACAATTATCACCTTAATTGCCTATTGGGTTCTAGGTCTCCCATTGGGGTATTTTCTTGCTTTCGAAATGGGACTGGCAGAAAAAGGGATTTGGTATGGCTTGCTGATCGGCTTGAGTATAACGGCAATAGTTCTTTTTTACCGATTCCATAAATTATCTAGGAAAGCAATTTTGGAAAAAGGAATTAACCCTTGATCAAAAAGTCTTTTTTAAAGGGTTTAGTCCCATTTATAAATTTTTAATTAACGATATTGATTCTTTTTTTCATTTGGTTTTACGATACTTCGCAGCTCATCATCAGGAAAAATATTATCGAGTATTGACTGAATGGTCATAGCTGCTTCTTGCCTCGCGCAAGTTTGCAATCCGACATTTCCTTTTTTGTCGACGTTCATCACGTTTATAAGATCATTCAGGTGAGCTTTCAAAACTTCTTTTATGAGAAGCGCGGGTGTAGATTTTTCACGCGCAAATCTTTCTAAAATATCTACTTGCTCGGCTGTAAATTCTATTTTCATGGTCATTATATCACATTATCCCTCAGTCACAAATATTTCGGCTAAGCAGACACGCCCGCGGGGACTGGGAGAGGTGCACCTGCACCACTTGGTATTTGTTGTGTCGACCTTTCTACACCATTACCACCCTGATTTGCAGGGTTCAATGTCGGATTGGTTGGTGTTTGATTTACAACATTCAACTGTATCGGTGAAAAACCAGAGGCTTCAAGAATATAGTTGAATATTTTCATAAGGCGCATGTCTTGAAGCGCGGATGGATTTGCAACAAGAGTCTGGAATGCGGTACTCAAGGTTTCAAGATTTTCTCTCTTGGCTTCATTTTCGCCAGTGATCACGGTTTTGATACTAAATTCTTGATCTTCATAGTATTCCTGCTCGATCAAAAGCTGTTTTGGACCATTTTTTATTTGGTCTTTTGCCAATTCTCCAACGATTTGAAGCTGTTGAGGGTCAGGAAGATCATTATTTTCAAGCACATATTGCTTGATTGTGGCGTATTGGAGTATCTTTTTTCGGGCTTCGTAGTACATTTCAAGGTCATCAGGATCGTCAATCAGGTCCAAAATATGCTCTTTTGTGAGACTTTTGGCAAAATCTGGGAGCAACCATTCATTAAATACCTCTTCAAGGAAAAGACCGACGTTTTCTTGCACATATTTGAAAAATTTCGTTGCAGACTCAAGTTGTTGTGCTCCGAGCTTAAATGGCGTGCCACTTGGGAGGTCCGCACCAGAAACCACCTCAAAAGAAGAACAGAGTCGGTCAACTTTGGCTTCAATCGCTTGAATCTCTTGTTTATACTCTGTTGCTCCGCGTATTTCAGTAGGAATGGTCGTCAATTCGCTTTTTGTAACGATAACGTCACCGTCGAGGAGATCAGTGAGGATATTTTTGAGAGAATTTTTATCACGAGTTTGAAACAGGTGTAAAAGTGCAATGCGAAGAGACGAAAAATAGCGATTTGTGATTTCATTCGCTTTTTCAATCTGATCAAAACACAATTCATAGTTTCCAACTCCAAGCCAACGACCTTCGCGCTTGCGGTAGTGAGTTTCTTTGTATGGAAACATTTTTTTACTAGTTTTTTTACAAAACAAAACATTTTCAGTATTCCCTGTGTCAACGCCACTGATGATTGCCATGACATAGCACATTTTATTTTGTGATCCGACAATAGCTTGCGCTTTTTGAGGCTTTGTTGGGACAGTGTACTTGCCCGCGGGCTTCGCATATTCAGTTTCTTCTTCTTGAAGTTCAGGATTATATTTATAATACAAAAATTCAGGAATTTCACCCCAAAATTCATACACTTCGTAGTATGGTGTGGTTTCGTCAACAGTAGAAAGGTTTGTCGCGCCCAAGTTTCCGCGTGAAGTCATGAATTGGTTACGAGGTACGGTCTTTCCAGTGCGAATCAACTCTTCAACCTTGTCTTCTCCCCACACTTTCGATTTTTCGCGCAGTTCTGATTGTGTTAAAAGATGACGCTCAATAACAATGCCGTCTTTCAAGTGTTCTGCTACAGGGTCGTTGATCAAATTGATCAGGTCGACTTTTTCCGTGTCAGTTTTCCCCTCGGGTGTTTTTACTTTTTTCCAAACGACACTCCCAAACCCTGGGAGCACGTCAGAGACGCGGTTGAGTTTTTTACCAAAACCAGAAGTTTTTGCATATCCCATAAACTCGCGGCGCAAAAGCCATGATTTGAGGTATGAGCCAGGCGACTCTGATTTTATGTAAACGTCTTTTGTATCGAGGTCAATATTTTTGGTCGCTTGTTCATTGCGATCAGTGAGCATGTCGTAAAAATATTTTTGTTCACCGTTATCATCAAGCGGACCAGACTCAAATTGATTGTGAGAGTAAAAATAAATGCGCTTGATCGTTTCGTATTGGTTAAAATAGAGACCAGGCACAATTTCAACATTGCGAGTCAAAAAGTTTTCTTTAAATGTTGAAACAATATCTTTGAGACTTTGTGGAGATTTTACATTGCTGTATGTGCCCCCGCCGCTTTCGTTTGAGGATTTTTCGTTTGCCATATAGAGACAGGCTAAAAAATTTTTTAAAAATATTATCTATATCCGCCTTTTGTTCGGCCTAAATGTTCATCGCGTCGGGCGGCGATTTCTGCGGCGCGGGCTGGGTCTTCATTTCCTCTCGAAGCGTGGGTACGCATTTGCCACGCAATAGCAGCGGCGATCAGTTTATCAAAGTGACGCGTTGTTTTGTCGGTCGTTTCAATTACGAGCGAATCTTCTTTATTAAAAGCGCGGGCTTCAATCAAAATTCCTTCATCAGGACATTGCAGATCACCACTCGCAAACGCTTCGGAGAGTTCGTACATCATTTTTGGTTTTGTACCACTCGTTGAAAGCCATCCGAGCTTTTGGGTTGGATGATCTTCGAGCAAGCCTTCACGCACTTGGCAGTAAATATTACTCGGGTAGATTTGATTGAGCGTCACACAAGTCGTCAGCCCTACACTGTTGGCTTCTGGGGCGGCTAAACATCCTCCGTACATCAGCGCAACTTTTTTAATGTCATACGCGAATGTTACGGGATCAATAGTTTTGCTTTTATAGGTAGCAACGATTTTTCCTGTGGTAAAATCGATGACTGCCATAGTAGAACTATCAAGGCGCACCCCCATTGAGACGTCAGCACCAAGCGCGTATACATGAGACTTGATATATTGCTCGTAAATGCAAAGATCGCCATCAACAAGGATTGGGTCATGCACAAATCTTTCTTTTTGTGCTTCGACGACTTCAACAGTGAATAATTTATTCCCTGTCGCGACAAATGCTTCGTCAGGAGTTGATGGATGTTCCTGCTTCATTTTGTCTTTCAGCGTTTTCTGTTCTATATAATACCAATTTCTGTAACTTTGTGGAAGAGGGTGTCCGACAACAGTCTTTTCTATCTTGTCAAGATACTCATTGGTTTTAAAATCTATAGGCAAGGCAACTTCGCTGTGCACTTGGTTGGCTGGGTTTTTATACCACGGGAAAAAGAAGAACTTGAAATCTTTTTTTGTGAGCGGGGTGCGGTTGCGGGCCATCTCGCGCGCCTCTTTTACCATATCATAAAAGTTTCCACCTTCCCCCTCGGCGGTACTCTCGATAAAAACAAGTCCTTTATTGGCCGCTGGCAGGGTTCCGATAGCAATTTCTTCTCCGCGATCAGGAAAATGCGCACAGATTTTTCCGTACTCGGTAATAAGTACGGCTTGATATGTACCAGAACGCAAAGAAGTGGCTACACGCATGAGGGAGCCATTGGTAAATTCGTACTCACTTTTCGAATCTCCGAGAGTAGAGAGGTTAAAAAACTCTTTGAGTTTGGGATCAAGGTTTTCCCAAGCAGTCTTCACCTTGCGGAATATAGTCGTCGCGTCGTTTTGTGTCTGCGCAAGAATACCCACCATTTTATTTCTATTGAAAAGCGCAAAGTCGAGAAGAAATATACAAATAAAAGTCGTGAAACCAAGCTGGCGGGCTTTGAGGACAATATTTTTCCAATGCAAGCCGCGCAAAAGAAACTCTTGTGCTTCACGCAGTTTGAATTTTACAAGGTTTCCGTCTTCATCCACTACATAATACAGATTATTCAGCCGCCATATTCTATCAGCAAGGCGCGGATCAATTTTTTCTAGGTTAATATAATCTGTACTTTGTATGGGGACGACGTATTCGTCGAATTTTTGCACTAAATTTTCCACGTTTTCTTGTGCTTCACTACTTTGAGAATTAAAAACAGCAGGAGACTGCACATCAGTGCTGCTGTTAGCGGTTTGTTCTCGGAAATTGCTGTCACTATTATCGAAAGAAGCACTACGAAGATAAGTAGTTTCACTTTTTGGCGTCTGCTCTTCTGTCTCCTTGAAAGTGGCAGGAGCCTTTGGAGTCTGTGTCGCATATTGTTGTTGAAGATTTATACTATTTGCTCGCATATAGCGGGGGTAGTGTGACGATTATTTTAATTTTTTTTCTTTTCAATTTCGTCGAGGAGCGTGTTGACAGAGAAATTCACGTTCAGATTTTTTGTTTCAGATTGATCTTTCATTCCCACCTTATTTTTCGCAACAAATTTCGTAAATTCTCCTGTATATTTCCCGAGGAGTCCGTTTTCAATCAAAAAATCTTTATAAATTTCCTGGGCTTCTTCCATACACTCTAAAAAGTCAGGGTATTTTTTCGCCCAAAGTTCCAAAGTTTTGTAGCGCACGCCAATTTTTTTTGCAAAATCTCGGAAGCTGGGGGGTGGGTTCGCAACCTTTTTCTGAACTTCACGCACCTCTCCACTCTTCCACACAAGTGTCTCCGTGATTATAGCATACTTATCATGTGAATCGAAAAAATCTATGAGCTGTTGGCCATAGGCAGGGTGATAGCCGTCAAGTGGATTGGGGACGAGCTCACCTGAAATTGGGGGGGTCATCGCGTTTTCCGAGGACCTTGAAATATTTTCATTTTGCAAATTTTTGGCGGGAAAATTTTCGATTTTTGCTTTTTGGGGATCGGAAAAAATTTGAGAATTTGCTTTTTCTTGGAAATTTGTGGGAGAGGACCCTGGCCCCTGATCCTCAATTCCATTCGTCTTGCCCTGTAGGGGGGTATCGGGGGGTCCTGATTCCAGCTCCTCATCTAGTGTCGCACAAGCTGTCTTATGCGACGCTACCCCAAAATTTTGCTGTGTTGACATGTTCTTGGCATTTTGTCTCATACAAATATATGCTTATTTTAGTAGTAAATAGAGTATAGCACACTTTTCGCCCATAAAACAGCACCCAGTAGCCCCCATGTTGTAATCGAAATGTAAAAAATGAGCATTTTGGCCGTTTTGCCTGTTTTCATGCAAAAGTCGAGCAGAACGTTCATTCTCCTCTAAAAATCAAATTGTTTCACAGTGTTTCACAAGAATATAGATAACTATCAACTATATACAACTTAATTATCTGCACGTTGTATTGTAACTGTAAACGCTTAACTATAAATTAATTGACGAGTAATTTGAAATACAACATTTTTATAGACAACACAGCTTTTTATTTTATGTTGTAATCCAACTGTATGACTTTTTGAAAGTTACTAAAAATATTTTTTTTCTTATATTTCCATAAAATCAATAAATTATTTCTTATATTTCTTCTTCCTGATGTTATAATATTAAAAAATATATGCATTTACATTACAACATAATAAACTTTTCTCTTGTTTTACACTAATCACGTTGTAAACTAAGCCACTTTGACCGTTTACAGTTCAATTACAACATAAAGAAAATACTCTTATTTTAGCTTAATCTCGTTGTAAACTAAACGTTTCTCACATACTCATTTCAATTACAACAAAGTTATCCACAGATAAAGACTTGACAATTAACTATAAAAGAAGTATAATAAGTATATGAAGATGACGAAAGGGCAACTCGACAAAACGCTTCAAGCCTCAAGCTCACTACTCTATAAGAGCATAGCAATGAGACACCAATAAAGAAGTCGCCGAAGTACATGGTTGTCAACCATATACTGATCTGGTTGCCCTGAAACACTTCACTATAAGGGTTTTTAATCACTAAACGTCAATCGCTATGAAATACGCAAAAATGAGCGTGTGGCAACAAAATCACGTCAATGCCGAAGCCTCAAAACAACACCGCTTTGAGTCTCGCATGATGAAGTGCTTGAGTGTTGTCTTCATCATTTCAATGCTTTTATCCATGCACTACACTCAACCATTTTAATATGAAATACGATAAAAGTTTGATCGGTCAAAAATTCTATAAAAAAACGGGAAAAGGCGAAAAGTACGTTGCCACAGTAGTAGACATTTTCCGCACTTATGATGAAAATGAAAAATTGGTTTCTGTTGTCTATAAGTACGAATATGATTTTCTCGGTCAAAAAATGAAAGGTTTCTGTCCACATACAACCATTGTACTCAATAAAATATCTTAATATGACAAAAACCACACACAAAGAAGAATGCAAGCGAGTTTTCAAACGATATGATCAAACTTGTGCCCGCTGTATAGAATTATCACGGGGTGAAAAAGCTCGTGAAGGATGGGGATCACTCGCAAAGCGAAACGATGAACAAAGAAGCCTCGCTATTGCCCGCCACAATTGCACAGCGTCGAATTGTGGCCCAGTATGCACAGCCTTTGACTGGTAAAATATTATCTACTAACCTTTTATTTTATGAAAAATCTCTATATTCAAGCCCTCAAACACTTACTAAGACTTGACGGCCCGACCTTAGTATCAGATAGCAAATTGACAAGAATTATAAAAAGAAAAATTTTGAAGCCTCTCGGGTATTATTTTAGAAAAAAACACTTTGATATTGTATATCCAGAGTTATCACTAAAAAATAAATAATTTTACTATATGCAAAACGCTACACAAGAGACAACACGCCACTACTATACTCAAGGAGCATGGGAAGGCTCACAATATAAATTTACTCAAAACATGAGTACCGTTCAAATAGCAAAAATATTGCGAGCTGATTTTAAAAAAATAATCAATCCACTCGTAAAACTTTCAATCACTGTTCCACATTATGGATCTATCAATATCAAAGTGACTCAATTTCCTTTGCCTATTCACTCAAAACTTTTCAAACGCTATTTTGAAGAAAATAAAAAAGCCGTGGCAAATGGCGAGAGATGGCAAACGTTTACAGACTGGAAACACAGCGGTATTACATGGAGTCAAGAAGAATTTGAAGAAGAAAAAACACTAAACGAATTTTGTAAAGGGCGAGAAAATCACCAAGGTTATTCACTTGAAGCAAAAAAATTGCTTGAAAAAATCGAAGCACACGCAAACGCTTACAATTACGACGATAGCGACGCACAAACAGACTACTTTGATACACGTTTCTATTTATACGTTCGCTTTGATTATGATCTTGAACTAAAATAATATGCGTATTTGGCACACTTCACTTATCCCAATTCTTTGTCAAAAACACCTTTGCGCCATGTGGCGTGAAGGTTTGGGAGCCTATAAAATCATAACAGAAAACAAACAGGGCTACAGGAATCACCCCGCAACGCAAGAGTATATAAACGCTCCAAGGGCTTTATATTACGTCTTAGCCCTCACACGGCACGAAATGCTCAAAAGAGCCTACCACCCCAAAGAATTGCCCGCAATGCCTCAATTAACAGGCGACAAAGAGACGCTAAACCAATGGCAAACACTTGCCGAACAAATAACAATTCTCAAAGCAAAAGGCTGTAAATGCAAATTACATAATTTTTAAAACTAACTTTATATAATATGAAAACACTCACACACGATCAACAAAATACACTTTTGGACTTACTAGAAAGAGCATATTTTGAGCTTTGTGACCTAGACAGTGATGAAGTAGAGCTTGAAAAAGAAATTGCCGACTTTCTCCAAGTTTTGAGCGACAATGGCACGGTTGAACGTGTCAATGATGGGGCTTGTGTTTCTTTAGCCAACGATAATCAATAATTTTATGATGATACTCCCAAACACAATTTGCCACATGGCCGAAGTAAACAAAAAAGCACGTTTCCGCAATCATACCCACTTTATAAAAGCAACCAATAAAGTGATGGTCACGGATGGCGTCAAGCTGATCGAACTGCAACTTGATACTGATATACTCGAAAAAGATTTTTCTATTCCGTCAAGCGTTTTAGCAGACGCAAAAACAAAAACCATCCTCTCCCTCGAACTTGAACCAAAACGCAAACTTATTTTTGACTCAAAAAGCATCCAATTTGACACTGAAGAAGATGAAGAAGCTCCAGCATACGAATCAATCATGAAAATGGATGATGACAAATATGTGAGTGATGATTTTAACGTTGACGAGATTATAAAAACGCTCACGATCATAAAAAAAATGAAAGGCTCAAATACACGCCTCAAAATTTCAATATCAAAAGAGCCTTTTAAGCCTATGTTTATTGAAACGAAAAGAAGCGCAGGCGGAGACGAAGAACACAACCAAATAAAAGCGGCACTTATGCCACTTCATAAATAATTTTAATATGTCAACAAAAGAATTTCGTATTTGGTACAACGTAGGAAAAGCAAAATACCTTGTATCATTCCACAACGGCGAAAATTTTCACAATGACGGAAGCAAGTTTTTTGACGCGAAGATTTTCAAAAACAAACAAAAAATGTTTGCGTTTACAAAAGAGCTTTTAAAGCAAGGTTATTTATCTACTAACTAATAATATATGCCAGGCCATAATATCAAAACTCCAATTGTAAAGACCTATATATCAATGCGAGTCGTCAAAGCGATGAATCCAGAGCTTGCAAAAAAAGCCGTAGAAAATGGAGACTTTGACGAAAAACACCCAAAGAATGATACAATAGTTTTAGAAAAAGAACTTTTTCCCAACGTAATAGAAACGTGTCCAATGTGCGGCGCCCTCACCCTCGAATATAAAAAACTCAAAACGCAAGGGATACCACACTCAAAAGATTTTGATTATACCCATATTTGGGTATGTGAAGATTGTCCATTCGTAGGCTTTGAGTTTTACGTCAAAGAAAATGCTCAAACATTAACACAATATTTATCAAAGTAATATGCAAAAAGAACTCACCCCAGAAGAGCTATATTATACCCCGCCCCCTCAATCAATCTTTGAAGAAATTAAAACGCTTTCAATTTCAATATGGCGTGAATATGATGACAAATACTCATACGCCTCAAATAAAATTGCACGAATAAAAGACCTCGAAAACGTGCAAGACAACGCTATGTACATGTTTGCAATGTTTGATATTATCAATCAAAACAAAATGCTCGCCCGCCTCTCACCGAGTGCAAAAGAGTTTATTCTTTCACGCTTACAAGTATGACAATACAACTTGAAAAATGCGAGACAATGGGCTATTGCTTTGTAGCTCGTCAAGGCAAAATATTTGCTCATGCTGATACTTTTGCCAACGCAATAAATGGACTTTTAAAACGCTTAAATTTTAACCAATAAATATATGCCAAAGATGAAAAAATTTAGATATTGGTTTCATGTAGAGGGTACTGGTTACATTGACATTGAAGCCGTAAACCAAGAGCAAGCAGATGATTTATTTGACGAAAAAACAGACGCAGAACTTTTTACTGAACTTGACAGTATCAACTTTGAGAATGACGACATGGAAGAAATTAAAAGATAGTTTTATGCCAAAAAAACGCACTCGAAAGCTCATTGTAACAATCACAACAATAGCCATAGACCCCGAGTTTCAACTTCTCAATATACTAAACGGGGCCGTGAACACTAACCAGATAGAGGATTTTGAGATTGATTTTGTGCCAAACGAGTAAATAGGGTATAATAGTCTCACTTATTTATTTTTAGCATTTTTATATGCCACAAGAAGAAGAAGCAAAACAAGGGGAAAACGTAGAAAACGTTGAAGCTCAAAACGCTGACGCGCAACTAGAAGGGAGAGAGGGAGCCGAAGCCTCTCAAGAGACTGACGTAGTAGAAAGCGGAGAAGTAAAGCAAGAGGTCGAAATAAATGCCGATCCATCACGCCACAAGCTTCCAGCCCACTTGACCCCAGAAGAGCGGGAAGCAAGAGAAAAGGAAATTGCCGAAGAAGCCGCAAATTTCACTCCTGAAAATTTTCCTGCTGACAAGCCAGATGAAGATTTAGAAAACAACCAATATTATATTTTTACCGCTCGCCTCGTTTTGCGTTTGCCAAAAGATGTGAGTATGGATACATTTCTTGACGCAGAAACACAAAAATTTCTGCAAGGAGACAAAACCGCTTTCATTCACAAATTTTTGAATGAAGTAGTTATCCGAGAAGTGACAAAAGAAGAATCCGAAGCAAAACTTGATACCGTTATTATCCCAGTACCCCGTGATATTCTTTCAACAGTGAAAGAAGCGGGCAACGATGTGCTTTACTGTGATACTGCCGTTGTTGACGGTCAAGAAAGACGTGTTGAAATCCACGCAGTATAATAGATTTTAGTAGGCTCTATACAAGCGTAGAGCCTATAAATAATTTCTTATATGACAAATTGGATCGAAGCAAAAACTGATCGTGAGAAAAAAAGACTCGTGCAAAACCAAAATCCTTGTTGGGATAATCTCGCTGATGGTTTTTGCCCGTTGTGCGACGGCCACATAGAGCCGAATATGCACGATGACATGACAGAGTGTGTCGACTGCCAATTTTCTATAAGCATGGAGAAGCTCGAAGAGATTATTCAAGGTATCGAAGACAAAGAATTTTATGGAAACAACCGATAATTTCCAAGAAGTAAAAACAACACTCACCCATTGCCCCTTTTGCCAAACTCGCCTCGTGGAATTTCAACTTGAAACAAAAATACTTTTGAAATGCCGTGACGCATTTTGTAAACAAGGTTTTAAAATTGGAAAAAATCAAACGTGGCCAACAACACGGTACGGAATGGGAAAATATAATGCGGAAGTACCCTTTGTGTCGACTTATCAACAGAAAAAATGACTTTTCCACAAGTTATACACACAATGTAATTTTTTCACTGGTTGACAATTAACATTTAAAGAAATATAATATAGGCTCACTCATTGCTGACTGAAAATTTACAAGAGTCAACAATTAAAATTTACGTTATGCTGTCTAATCGTGAATTGAAAATCAAGACCGAGTTATCTTCAAAAACAAAAAAATTTCTCGATCACTTTCAAAAAAAACTTTATACTTACATTCCTGATAATAATCCTGCTTTGCCTGTAATGACAAGCGAAATTTTGGATTTATCTCGTCAAGAAAGTGGGTATGGAGTTTTTTTTAGTATCAATGGCTTTTCCGATGGCAAGCGTGACTCGTCTCATCTTGTTTGTCTCAATGCCGTATTTTGTGACATAGACTACCCAGATAAACAAAACAAAACACCTGAAAAAATTCGTGAATATAAAAATGCAATTGCAATGGAACTCATGGATGAAGATATTTTGCCTACCGCTACAGTAGAGACAAAAAACGGGCTTCATCTGTACTGGATTTTTGTCACCCCCCTTTTCCTTGACTCGTACAATGAACAACAAAGAAAAGACTTGCTTGAAACATACCGCAAACTTGAAGAAGCCATACTTGCCCGCTTTGAAGGAGACCCAGCAGCCAAAGACACGTCCCGAGTCTTGCGAGTGCCTGAAACGCTTCACCAAAAAGACCCGAATGATCCGTTTGAATGCAAATTGACTTTTTATAACGACGAAAATTTGTACACATTTGATAATCTGTGCAAAAAATTCCTCGTCCCAGAGCCTCAAGATAATTGGGCCGTGGCAAATTCTGACAACTCACTCGACGCCAAAGACAAAGAAGAAATTGAAAAATTGTATCCGAAATTGTCTCGTCCCTCATATCAAAGACTGCTCAATCAATCTGCTATTATCCCCGAAGGCTCAAGAAACCGTGCGCTCCTCGTTGTCGCTTCTGCCTGTGCTCTCGGCGGGTGGACGCAAGACAAAACCCTCTCCCACTTTGTGGAGTTTTACGGACTTTCAACCCGTGAAATACGCAAAACAATTCTTTCTGCTTATCGCAACCCGTATGATTTTGGGACAAAAAACGAAGTCATGCAAATTGTCATGGATTCAAAAGAGCATGAAGAAATATCTCGTGTTGCCTCAAAAGTGATAGGCAAAAAGCACCAACAAGAGCGGACACAAGACAAAGAGAGTCAAAAAGAAATGTACGAAACGTATGAAATGATCATTGCCGAGCGTTACCCAGGCTTAAAATACAAACTCGATGGTGACTTTTACGAATATACAGGTGGAGTCTACAAACAAGTTTCTCTTGAAAGTATCCGTTCATTTGTCTTGCGTGAAATGTTTGCTGATGGCCTCAAAAACTACCGCAAAGTTTCGTCCGTCGCTGATAAGCTCGCTTGTTTCAAATCGCTCCCATTCAAAAGTTTTTCTCATGCTGACGAAAATCCAAATCCAAATATTCTCAACTTAAAAAATGGACTCCTTGATATGGAGACATATACACTGACTCCACATACTCCCGACTACCTTTCAACTGTGCAAGTACCGATTGACTTTGATGAAAATGCTCGTTGTCCTCTGTGGTTTAAATTCCTCAATGAAATTATGGATGGAGACCAAGAGCAAATATCACTCTTGCAACAGATTGCGGGCTACTGCCTCACGAATGAAACGAAGTATCAAAAAGGATTTATCTTTTTGGGACACCAAGGCGGAAACGGGAAAGGGGTATTTACTCGCACAATCTCAAAAATTATTGGAAGAGAAAATGTGTCGAATTTGAAGCTGACAACACTCACAAAACAATTTGGACTTGCAAGTATTATCAATAAACGTCTCAATGTTGTTGATGAAATTTCAGGAAACTATTTTGAGAGTGATGTCATAAAAGGATTGATTTCAGGAGACCCACTTGAAGCCGAAGTGAAATTCAAAGCCGAGACGATCAACTTTATCCCAATTACAAAAATTCTCTTTACAATCAATGAACTCCCGAAGATTAACGACACGAGTGAAGCACTGTACCGCCGTATTATCATAGTGATGTTCGACAAAGTATTTCAAGCCGCCCCAGACAACGACCTCGACGAAAAACTTGAAGCAGAAAAAGCAGGGATTTTGAACTGGATGATTGACGGACTCAAAAAACTGCGAGAAAATGGAAAATTTGTAGTGTACGAAAAAAATCTCAAAGCAATTCATGGTTTCAAAGAAAAGAACTCTCCACTTGTTGAATTTGTTACAACATTTTACGAACCAGTCGGAGCAAATGATAAAAACAAATACAAAACAGAAATGCGAGAAATTTATAACGCATACAAAAATTTCTGCATTGATAACGGATACAAATCAAAATCCATGTCAAACTTCTCTCATGAATTGTTTAACTCTGTCATTGAGGGGTATTCGATTGAAAAAGAGACTTCCCCTGCAAGAGATGTTTATGTCGTTGGGTTTCGGCCGATTAACAATTTCAACGGTGAAAAAATAAGATACTAATATGATGTACGATCAATACAATGCTTTCACAATTCCACATCTCATAAAGCAAGTACAAACTGAATATCTTATTCTCACTGACCCAGCTCAAAAGAAAAAGATACCTACAGCAAGAATAATGAGTCGCCTTGCAACACTCCGAGAACTCCAATATCACTTGACTGATAGACTCAAAACGCTTGATAGAAATAAATGTACTTTTTTCCCTGTTGGGTGTTACGTCGAATACAACGACTTCAAATACATGAAAACAATACAAGAGCGGGCAATAGTCGAAGCCCACGATGAAGTGAACAATAACGTACTTGTGAAGTTTGACAAAAAGCCTGATGAAATTGTGCAAGTTTCACCTCTCAAACTCAAACTCCTGTACATTAAAAAATATTATATATGAATATTAACCATGAAAAAACCCAAGAACGTGTAAAAAATATTCCTCCTGAAAACAGAGTATTTATTTACGACGCCGAAATTATCCTTGAATTTTTAAAACAAACATTCATTCCAACACATTTCTTCTTAAAGAGTGATCCAAAAATTGGTTTGAGTGGAAAAGTGCTTGAACAAACAGATTTCAAAGAGGATTACGACTTTGCAAACTTCTCACTTCCTCTTGAAACACTGTATGAATATTATTTGCTTTTTAGAGAGCAAAAAGATTATACTGCTCCTGTTGAGACCAAATTCAAATTCAACTTGATCATTTCAAAGTTACGGTATAACAAAAACGGATGGGAATTTATAAGAAGACGTCACACACGCAACCAAATTCCTACAGCGTACCCGTTTCTCCTGCGAGTCCGAGCAAACGATGAAATAAGAGAAAAGTACCCAGTAAACTATACAAATAAAACTGACGTCGAATCGTCCCAAGT